TATAGATGTTGAGTTGTGCTCCACGAGTTATGCCTCTCCCTCGCAGTGCTCTCTTCTGGGTAAGCTCGCCGATCTCTCCGCACTTCGGACACCGGCTTGCCTCTTCCAATGTTGTTTCGACTGACTCACTCATTGAAGTTGGTCCATTTCATTAGTGCCCGATTCTCTTCCTTCAGATTGTCGATGGCCGCTTCAAGATCTCGCATGCGTGCTGCCATGTCCTTGACCATCTGTTCGATAATGGTCTGCTTGTTGCCGTGACGAACACGACTTGGCTTTGTGTTCTTCCAAGCCTCAAGCTCTGGTTCCTTCCACAGAACCCATCTGCTCGTTCCATTACCGCCGCCACGACGGGTCTGTTCGATACAACCCATCGCTGTGAGATGGTTCTTGATCGTGGTGTAGTACGGAACGCTCAGCCGAAGCTCCTTGAACAGCCCTGTTAGGTGTCCTTCGTACGTTAAAAGGCCGCCATCCTCAAGTCTGCCGAATGTGGCTTGTCGAGCCATCATCGCATACACCTTTTGCGCATGCTCGAACATGGCTGGGACGATCTCAAGATCACCTTGAGACAGATCCGTACTCGATTCAGAAGCTCGTCCGTCTATCACTAATCCCCCTCCTTCAGAAGTCCGCCTTCAGATGTTGCGTTATCCTTTGCAGCAGCCCGATACGCTGCTGTTGAGTCCCAACGACGGCCGTGAACTCTTCGATCGTCTCAGGCGTTTCGTCGTCGATCATGTACTCGAGGGTACTGTTAGCATGACCAAGAGCCTCGTCAAGCACGTCAAGAAGGATGCCCTTCTCTTCGTCGTCAAGGTCTAATTCAAGTTTCAACACTCTTTCCTCCTATTCTTATTATACCGTAGGATACCGTATTGACTACAAGGGTCTAATTTGCCGACCCTTGTCAACGTGGTATGCGTGAAGCAAATCCCCACAGGGGCGATCTGGTTTAGTGGCGCATCTTGAGGTTGAAGTACTCGGTAGTGATGAACTGGTAGCTGGCGTTAGACACCCAGAGTCGCCAGTTACCATTGTGAGCATCGACGGTTACGGCAAAGCTACTACCCTGCGGAACATCCGTACGATCGCTTGACATCAACATGTCGACGATCTTACGAATATCTTCGGGCGGTAGTTCCAATACGTACGGAAACGCGTTCGGTAGGTGGACTTTGTACATACTCATGTCACTCCTCTCATGATCCTTTCGTGGGGAAAGAAAAAGGGGCCGACCAAGCCTAGCCGCCTGCTAGACCTGGCCGACCCCTCCTTCCTCGGTGCTGCGCCATCACCCGCGCACCCCATTCACCCTTCAGTAAAGTCCTAGCGTGGAGATGGTAGGAATCGAACCTACACCTTCGAAGAGAGGTCAACTTGGCGCCTTCCGACCCGCACTTCGATGCTCGTACCTTCGAGCTACATCCCCTTGAAGGACCGGCAGTTCACTACGACTCCATCGTAATGCTTACCGGTCCTGTCTTACCTAAATTCGGCCTAACCCCTACCGACATGCGCCCTTTAACGTGGTGACCTCTCGCCCTCCATATCGGTCTGTTTCACCCGACTCTGCCAGGCTAGCGTACTTCCCCACGACGTGCTATCCGAACAGCTCGTGAATGTCGTTCCGTGTGGTCGGCTTATCGCCGGAGACGAGCCAGTTCACGAACTCGTCGTACGTGTACACGCTGCCACGAGGACCGGTCGTGTAGAACTTGTCGGAGATCACGATGGCCGCGTAGGTGTACATCGTGTCCGAACCGGTGAAGCCCTTCCGGAACCTAAGAACGGTTCCGTCGCCCCATCCGTTCGGACCGAAGTCCGCGATCAGGCCGAGCTTGTCTGCGACGGCCTTCTCCATTGCACGCTCACGACGGATCGCCGCGACCTTGTCGTCAACGTCGTAGTTGTCGGTCACTTTTACGGTTTCCTTTCGACCATAGAGCGCTTCGAACAGTTGTTGAGTTGCTGCCACGTCGGTACGACTGTACGCCTTCATCAGGCGCTCTTCGATCTTGTCGTACATAGGCTCGTGCCTGACGTAGTTTCCGTCTTTGTCGTACACGGGCTCACGTCCAACGTAGAACCCGTCGATGAAGTTTCCGTCGATCACGTCTACTCCTTGATGGTGAAGGTCTGGCCCTAACGGATCGTACGCTTCTCAGTCTCCCACGAACGGATCTCAGCGGCTTTTGAGCTACTCCCCATTCTGTCCCAGTGGTTTCGCGACTCTACGTCCCCGTTAGGGCCTCGCCTCTTCATGATCCCTCGATTCCTACTCGTCCGAAGGTCCCTTACTATCCGTTGACATAGCTGCAAACTCTACGTTCGATGCAGATACAACGGCCTCGTTCAGGGTCCAAGGCTTTCAGTCACCAAGGGCCTTGCTTCATCCATCACCCGCGTCAGCCATTGCTGCGTACGGGTGGCAGCAGCTTTATAATGGACCTGACAAACCATTACGGGCGAACTCGTTTTGTCGGAACGCATACCTGGTCGTCATGCTCCCGGAACCAATTCGTCGTACGTTTTGCCATTGCCGAGTCCTAGGTGGGAATCGAACCCACAATCTTCCAATCCGAAAAGGACGCATTCACCAGAATGCTTCTAGGAACCAATTCTGCCCCATCGTGTGAGGGCAGAAGCCTAACCCTTGAGCGTCCAGCCCATGATGGCGCAGGCACCCTCGGCCAGCTCGCGCTTGTCGTCCTCGGTCAGCGCCTTGAGCTCCTTCTGGAAGTCGACGAGCGGACGCTTGGCCGTGCCCGCGTTGAAGTAGCCGGCGATGGCACTGGTCTGAGACTTCTCGTTCACGTTCGGCATGTTATCTCCTGATGAGGGGGATTTATAAAGCGGCACAGCCTACAGTCGTGGCTTAGCGTTTTGGGCATACACTGTCGTAGGCTGTGCTCGTGGATCCGGCCCAATTCGATCGGGCACCCTCACGGCGTGTTCGGATCCTACCTTGTTACTCGGCTTCGACAACCGGAGTCGCATCGGGAGAAGCGGCAGCCGGTACAGCGGCCTTAGCAGCCGCCTTCTTGGCCCGCTCGTCCTTGGAAGCCGCGACGCGAGTGTTCTTCGCGTCCCACCACCCCAGACCCTCTTCGGGCTTGATGTACCAGGCGTAGCCCTCGATCTCGTGGGTCGGGAACGGGTTCCGAGCACCCTCACCCTGGTTGTTCTTGATGTACGAGTACACCACCTGGGGCGGAACGACCTTGTTCAGGTGCGTTCCGAGGATCTTCGCGAACTCGACCGGCTTCACGTACCCCTCGGGGGCCTTCGTCCGAGGCGTTGCGGTGCTGGCCTTCGCCGGCTTCGCTGCATTGGTCTTCACGGCCTCCGCGGGAACCTCGTCGGTGTCGTCCGGCACGTCCACGTCGAGGTTGGCGTCGTCGTTGACTTCCGCGTCGAGAGCGTCCTCGCCGGTGCCCTCGATGTCGCCATCGTTGACCTGCTCGGTTGCTACGGCGCCGTCGGTCGACTTGACTTCGGTGTCGTCGAAGTTTGGAGTTGTCATGGTCATCGTGTTGCCTTTCTGGTAAGCTTTTGTATTGCCTTCTACTTTTATTATACAGGTTGTGCTGCTTGGACTGCAAGAGGGATCTTGAAAATTGTTTTGGGGCTCTTTTCTCGGCCCTCGCTTGCCCGTAAGGACTTGAACCTTACTCCGTCAGCTCTGCCTAGCAAATGCGCCGGGTGATCGGTGACGTGTCCTGATGCCTAAAATACAGGCGGGCAAGTATTCAGTTAGATGCCGTGCTGTTCGGGCTGGAAGACGAATGCCTCGTTAGCGTCGGCTGCCAGACCTTCCTTGACGGCGTCGGCGATCTTGTCGAGCTGATCGTCGGTCGTATCCTTCTCGACCATGTTGAACTTCATCCCCGGCTCCCGATGCCCTGCCTCAGGCCTCGTGAGGAACGTTGGGCCATCCGTCGGAGTGCGCGGAAGGTCCGGGATCGGTCGTGAAGCGACATCCCCGTTGTCCGTGTCGATCAGGTCGACGGTTCGCGTCTGCTCGATCCCGTCGCCGGGCTCCCGCATCTGCATAGCCATCATCACGGTTTCCCAGCGGGTCTCGTCGTCGGCGTCCATCTCAGCTGCCCGAGCCTTGTCGAGGTCCATACCAGGGTAGGTGGCCTCGGTGTACTCGACGTCAGTGACGACCCGCACGGTGTCGATGATTCGGAACGTTTTCACTTGTCATCTCCAGGTTTGACGTTAACAAGCAAGAGAACAGTCACAAGCTGTAGCTTCCTGTTACGCTGTGGCTATTCTCTTGCTTGCTAATTCAATTATACGCTGGACATACCTCGCGACTACAAGGTGTCTCTTTGAGGGCTATTAAATGTAGTCATGGTTCTTAGCCTTGTGCATGCGACGAGCCTGTTGCCTAGTAAGAATCGGATGCCAACCAGCAACGAACTTGAGAAAGAGGCAGGCGCACGTCCACCCAGTACAAAAGGCGGTGACTATGATCATCCACTCAGGCATCTGAGTACTCCCCAATCCAACCAGCGTCAGGGTGACGCAACTGCTTCGGGTCACCAGGAATAATCGGAACGGTTTTGTTCCACTTGCCCTTGATCGTGGTGTCGATGATGTCGATCACGTTACGGAGCTCATCGATGGTAACTCCGAAGTGCTTGATCTTTGCCACGAGGGGATGAAAGGAATCGAACCTCTATATACCGTGCAGCAGCCAGTAAGCACGGGCGCTCTACCATTGAGCTACATCCCCATATGTAGTTAGGTTTCGACAAAAACGATCTCCTTAGAGATGCGCCAGTTAATCAAGCCAGCCCTGTGGGTTACTCAGACGCCTACGGCTCCATTCATCGTCATGAACGCGAAGGCCGCGTCATGCCAAAGGTTGACGAAGTAGCCTGGAGCGTTGTGACGCTTCTTCGACTTGTCCAGCGACCGAACGTATCGACGCCAGCCACCACCAATTCGACCGAGCTCCCTGTCTACCCAACTCCACTTGGATTCGCAGGGCCGGATGATGTTGTTTGATCTGTGCATTGTACCTCCTTGCTAGTCTTCCTTAATTATACCGTGACAATCAAGTCTGACTACAAGCGTCTCCTCTGGTTGAGAGAAGACGCTTGTGCTCAGGCTTGCTTCTGAGCTGGCAAACGCCTTGTGGGCGTTACCGGATTCGACCGCAACATAACTGCCATGTTCGATGCGAGCAGGGCGCATGTCATGAACTTGTTACGGTCGCCGACCGCATCCTTGTATCCCTTGTTGTCACGTAGGAGCACTGACGCGTCGTTCTTGTTGCCAGCCCTATTAAGGGCCTGCTTCTCGTACTCATTTACGAGTTCCTGCATCTCAAGGTACTGAGCGTAGCAGAGTACTGCCTCTTGTGCATAGTATTGTGGATTGGTTAGGTCGGGCATGTTTTCCTCCTTTGTAACCATGAAGGCCGACATCCTTAGATGTCGACCAACATTGCTACATGGTGGAAAGGAAGTCGTGCGTGGGTGTTAGCACGATCTCATCGAGGCTGTGGTCCGTCACCTCAACGTGTGGAACGAATCCGCTTTCGTCGAGGCCGATGTCCGTCACGTTGCCACTACGCATTTGCTTGGGGGTATACTTCCTGGCCTTGTGCTCCAGGAGGTCCTGCGCCTGACGTACCCTTGCCAGATGCGGCCGGGCAACCAACCGTCCAGCTCCCACGTTCTTCAGGGAGGCGCACTTCTTGCCCTTTTGCTGACCGCAGAGCGGACATCCAACGTGGAGTGCCCTGATCTCGCCAGGATTGAGTTGTACCTTACGCACGTTCTCTCCTCGCATGTACTTGTACGATTCCAGTGGGGGATTTGGAAACGCGGACGATCTCGAGCTGATCGCCCACCTGGTACACTGTGCCTGGACCGTCGGTCAGAACGATCTGTATCTCAAGATCGTTCTCTCCCATGAACGCCCGATGAAGGTGTTCAAGGGCTTGTGTGTACTTCACACTACCTCCTTTCCATGAACGCACACGTCTCCGAACGTGTGCGAACAAAGCTAGGAGCTTTCGTCGACTTTTACTACCAGATCTCCGAACGGGCACTTGCATTCACCCGTAGCGCTCCGTTCGATGTTACCCTCCGGAAGCTTGATCACATGCAGACCTCGCTGGTAAGGGTTCTTGGTGAAGTACTCGGCGGTCGGGTGGTTCTTGCAGGTGAGCGCGAACATGTCTGGTCCAGGCTCTGGAAAACGGAACTCTTTTACAGGCACCAATGGCATGGCTACCTCCTTCCACAGCCAACGACGAACCGAGGCTCGCCGATGACTGAAGCTGGAGCTAGAACTTTGGCTCGAACCACTCTCGGATGTCGAGCTTGATCTCGCCTCGCTTGGTGTGAACGACGGTCACCCGAAGTTCACCTTCCTTGTAGGGTATCGCAACGTACACCTTGCGGCCGAAGTTGTCCTTCTCCTCGGTCCACTGGTTCATCTCGCTTTCCAGCAGCGAGTCGAGGATGGGATCGAACGCCTTGTCGTCCGCATCCTCGTCGCTGTAGCAGATGTCGATGTCCTCGAGCACCTTCTGCAGCCAGTTGAGATAACGGTCGTTCAGTTCGAGGTGTGCACCCTTACCTGGAAGCATTACTCTCCTTTTCGTACGCCGTCGACGATGATCGCGGCGATGCTACGATCGATGGCTGACTGGATCGTTCCGATCGACCGGGCAAAGTTGATTGCCCAGAGAACCGTCTGGATCCGCTCTTCCCGTGATCCGGACAAGGTCGTAGCCCAATCGGCGAGGATGTTCTCCTTGCCATGGTCTACTGCTGGCTCCGATGGTCCAAAGCTGTCATCCTCCTGGTGTACTCGGTTGTCGCCGTTCTTGACCAACCCACCAGTGGAATCCTTGCTCCACACGCTGCCACCGCTGGCGTCGTTGAAACTCTTCCACAGTTCCTTGCGGGCCTTGTGCGACTGTGCAGGTGGGTACCTGCGGCGGCCTGTACCATCAGCCACCTCACACCTGTTACCAACCGCAGCACCACATGCGGGGCACACAACCGTTAGGTACTTATGCATTCACCCTCCACTGTCAAACGGGTCCCTGTCTCATCATTCCCACAGGGGCTTTCCGTCCGTGAGCAACGGCGCTACTTCGATGCTGACCCGTTGCTTCCCTGTTTCAGTACGAAACTCCTTGTGCAGTCAAAGCCTTGATGGCGGCTTCTGTGTTACGGAGCTCTTCCGTAAGGAACGCCTCGTCCTCTTGGCTCCAGCTCGGGTGACCGTTGTACTTGCTGGTAAGGTCGAGATGAAGTCGTTGCTTGTAGGAACGAAGAGCGAACCAGACAGTCTTTCCATGGTTCTCGTTCAGCGTTACAGCGCCGACTTCTAACCCGTCGAGAGCTGCAATCTCCCAGCCGCTGACAGTATAGAGGCGAATACCTAGATTCCAGCCGTCGTCCACCCAGCCTTCGAAGGCCTCACCGTCCTCGTTAATTCCGCGAACCCAGTGGATTTCCTCCTCTTCGCCCATCTCGAACATCCGAGTCATGGTATCGAAGAGTGCCTTCTCGTCGTATCCCAAAGTGCGGATATCGCTGAGTGTAGCGTCATCGATTTCCACCTTGTACTTACGGGCGACCTTTATAGTTGTAGGCACGATGAATGCCTCCTTTCGAAGATTGGCTGCTTCGATGCTACGGCCTTGTTTCAGCCGACCAACCCTTTCCCTTTGTTACTCCGGCAGCGGTGGACAAGTCCAGTCGCCGTCGAAGAGCACATCCAAGGCCTCTCGATGCGCCTCAACCCACTCAGCGGTCACGATGGCCTTGAAGTGCCAATCTCCGTTGATCCTGACAAACAGTCCGTAGACCATATCAGTCTCCCTTCGGAGCTTCTACCCGCCAGAGAACGTCGTCTCCCGCGTCACCGCTTTCGCCGAACTTGAAGTAAGCCGCCTCACCATCGGATGGCCAGACGATTAGATCGAAGTCCGAGTGTAGCGAGATCTCCACCTTGACGATGTCTCCCTCGCGTTCGGTGTCGAGACCTGCGATCTCCTGCAGGTAGTCGACGATGTCTTGCTTGTGTTCGGACATTCAGTTGTTCCCTTCGGAGTGATGGACTCGTCGGCGTAGGCATTACCTACGGACAACGTTCGTCTCCCGACAATCGCTGTTTCGTCCTTGTTCTTACTCTCCTACCTCCGGAAAGTAGCCCTCGATGGGTTCGGTGTTACGCTCCTGCTCTCCCCAGAAGTCGCAATCGATCTTATGAAGGCGCTCCGTTAGCTCCTTCATCTTTGGGAGCTCCCTCGGGTCGTACACTACCAGGTAGCGACTCCCTTTGTTACCCTTGTTGATCATGTTACCGGCCTTTCTATCTCAACGGTCAACTGATGATTCTGACCGTTTAGGGCCGAACGTTTAGGACCTGGATAACTCATCCCTAGCGAGTTACCGTTGATCTTTTACGAAATGTTCCGCCGATCCAGCTTGGCGAGGTTGTTGGCACTTGCTCCTTGGCGGATGTGCCAATCTACCGTGTTGTCGAAGTCGCACGGATTGATCTTGTAGAACTGTGCGGCCATCTGCAACACTCTGTCGCGATGACGATCGACCGCTTTCTTCATGGCAGTCTTTTTGCCAGATGGATCCAACGGTAGGTCCGCCACATCCAAAGGCGCAACGATGACAGCGATGAGTGCCGCCATCCCCTCTGGATGGTACTGCTTTGGAATTTTCATTCGTTACTCCAGTGTGATGGATTGGAGTGGCTCGAACGAACCCCGTGATCGTTCGAACTGGAAATGTAGGAGAGCTGATGAGACTCTCCTACACCTCTACGTTTACATGTACGCTAGGAAGTTACCATCGTCATCGACGATGGTACCAGAGAACTCGTGCTCTCCTTCTCCTCCTGTGCAGTACAAATTGCCATCGTCCAACTTCCAGTACGCTCCGTCCTTGAAGAAAACGAACGGCGCAGCATCAGCAGCTGGATTGGACTCGGCGGAGATTACCGCCGAGGTGTGCGTGTTGCATCGAATCTGAAACTTAAACAAGGTCTTACCTCCTCTCAGTAGACCCCGCGACTACTGAGCGAAGATGATAGGCTGATGTGGCCTATCATCTCCTACGCCTGTTTAGAACTCTCTCGTCCAATCCTCTTGCTCTTGTCCTGTTCTGTCACTATAAACGGCTTTGACAAAATCCAAGCCGTAGAATCGTGACGAGCCAGGACTTTGAGCAATGATCCTCTGGTTCAGAGTTCCTTGATTAGATACAGGTCGCTTACCAAGCTTCTGACCTGCCTTACATCCAATACCAGGACTCATCAGCGATCGGATCCGATCTTCGATTCGGCTAGATTCTGAGTCAGTCTGTCCGTTTCGAAGTCTAGCCTCTCGTTCAGCCATTAGCTGCTCGAGTTCGACTAGGCGGAGCTCTCGCTCCTTGTACAGGTAGTTACGCATGTTACTCCTGTCTCTGTGTGGTGCTATTTAGTTGATAGGTGTTGATGTTTTGTTGCTAATTCTATTATATAGTGAGGCTACAACGGAACACAAGGGTCTTTTTAGGTGCTCTTTCAAGATCTTTTGCCGGGTTATTGGTAAGGTAAAGACCCACAGGGCGAGTTTCCCTTAATCCCACCAGTGGTCGTGTTTCTTCCCTAAAGACGGGCAAGAGAGGGCGGCGCAACGTTCGGCGCGGCTCTCGTAACACTGGAAATTGAGTAGCCCCCGAGTCATGTCACGACTACATTGAAACCTGACAAACTTACGAGCTGCCCTAGCTTTCGTGAATAGCATAGACCTGAATGACAGCATCTCGGATCTTGTTTCGTACTCGACACGGACTATACGTCCGTCGAGCCATTGTTCCCATAACATCTTCGAATGCTTAAGCGGTGGCTCCACTGATCTTAGTCCTCAGGTCCTTTGTCGCCATATCCGTCATCGTACTCTACAGCCCACTTAGCATCTCGTTCTTCGGTAGACTTGAAGTACTGAAATCCGATACGTCCTCCAAGACCCTTCGTTTCCGTTTTCAGGATAAGACCCGAAGACCTGGCTCGGTTGTGCAACCTCTGCTGTAACGCACTGAGCGTGATCCCGAATTCCGTTGGTTCGGCATCGTGATATTCGCCGTTAGTCCAGAGTAGCCACGGGTATTTCATGGTCTGACCTGATTTGGAAGGAAGTTGGTTATCTATCTTACTATCTACCTTGCTAGGTAGATAGGTAGGTAGGTGGGTAGATGGATGGGTAGGTAGATAGCCAGTAGTTGCCTCCTTACCAAAAACCTTCTCAAGATCAGCGTCAGTGACGGGGTCAAATGATCTAGACACAGTATACCCTTTCTGGGTAGCTATCTAACTAGCTTGTTATCTATCTACCTATTATACTGTGACTACATTACTCGACTACAATGGGGCGCTTTTCTATACTAAACGTCTATAAACCCGGTTTCCGAACGAGTGCTTTTTGTGAAAAATCCATCGGACCTGTCCCAGGCTATCTATCTATCTATCCTCTGTGTATATAGAAACATAATACTACCTGTATATATACTACTATATAAGTGAGGGATAGGGGATTGGAGTCGGGAATTAGTATCATATTATACTGTACACGAAGGGCTTGTGGGTTTATAGAGAAAATTTTGTTACTATCTACCCAGCTAGTTAGATAGTTACGTGGATAGTTAACTTCCGTACCCCTGTCACCGGGGCGCACTCGCCCTATTTCATCCCGTTTTACCCGTCTCGCAAATCCCTCCCGACGCCCCGTGGGATTCCTGTGTAGTTCGATCAGGGGGTCCGTACCCTAAATGCGGAATGCCCGAGAGGCCGAGTGAAGCAGAATTTTTCCTGGACCTGTATCGTCCTCCCGCAGGATCTTGAATCGACAAGATCCTCTTCAACACAGACGGGTGCCCTCCTGGTTCTAGCGGATAAAACAGTATAAATCCGGACATAGCTGGTTCTAACCGTACGATGATCAAGATCATGAGTAGGTTGGTTAGACGAACCTTCGGAACTTACTAGTTAGTTCGGAACTTACTTGTTCGTAACCGACTCAAGATCCAATTCGAGCTGGTTAGGATCTTGAATCTGCATGATCTGGATCTTGTTACGCTCCAAGTAACGAACTAGGAAGTTCCGTACTTCCTCGTTCGTAACGTTCCTGAGGTTCTCTCCGAAGATCTTTTCGCCTTTTACGATCATTCCGTTCCGGAGGTAGTTATACATCATCTGAGGACGAACCTCAGCCTTACCTACGCTCCGTAGGATCGTGTTAAGGATCTTAGAAATACCATACGCAGTATATAGATCCTCTGTGACGTACTCTTCGATACTAAACATAGCGCTTACCCTTCGGTTAGGTGTGTATCGAGATCTTTGAATCCCTCCGAAGGTTCGCCTAACGAACCTACTCATGATCCTCTCTCCGCTCCGTAGGATCTGGAGCATATGGAGGTAAATCCGGCCTTATGCGGATATAGTGCGGAATGTCCTGGATTTTGCTGTGTAGTACGATTTTATCCTCTCTGTGCATATTATCCGGTGCTTTATGATGATGATGCAGGACATTTCCGCATAACTCGTGTTATGTCCGGATTTATCGTTCTATATCGGTCCATACTGCGCTATGTCCGGATATTTGCTACTTTATCAGCTAAATTACGGTTTTATGACCTTTGTTCAGGTTATGTACTCTTTTACCGGTAAATATGGCGAATTTCCATACTATGAGCCGGTTTATCCGAGTATATCCGCACTTTTCCGTCATTATCCGCAGATACGGTGCTTTATCCGTAGGTACTACGAAAACGTCCGTTATAATGCGCTTTACCATGGTATTTCTCCTTATGTCCGGATTTATACTGTTTTATCCGGACATACCGCGGTATGGACCGATATATCCTGCTCTGTCACGATTTAGTTGTCAATATACGGATAAGTACGGATTTCACCCGATTTATCGGTTCATATCCGGATATGTCCGGATTTAGCCGGCGGTTTCTGTACTTATAACTATATTATATCACATTTTTCAAGATCTTTACCGACCCGAGGGTTCTAGTAGCTGCGAGAGTAAAAAACAAAGAGACGTTTGATAGACATACTAGCATCTCTTTACTACTAAACAGCCTAGTAGAAAGTCTCTCTATAATTCTAACTAGTCTAAGTAAAGGTCTATTTAAACCTAGAGAGTTTGGTTAGAAGTGAGTAGTACCTTAAGGAGGTATACTGAGATATAGTGAATTGTTGGCCTTTATACGAGGAACAAGGTATAATCAGATGAAGGACCCTGGGAGGTGTGATGAGCAAGATCGATAGGGACTCAAGAGTGGATCTCTCTGACGAAGCGTTGGCAGCTATCAACATGGAGCGCATCCTCGAGCCTGACAAGACGCACGAGGAAATTGCTCGCGAGATCCTCATGTCATCTGCTCCGATGGCTGCGAAGTCGGTAGCTTGGTTGTCAGCCCATGCGTCGGCGGAGCAAGTGCGGCTAGCGGCTTCCAAGTACATCATCGACGGTGTGGTCGGTGGTGGGTTCAAGGCTGCAGGCTCTGTGGACGACTTGCTCATGTCATTGGTTTCGCAACTGGCTTCCAACGATGTAGAGGTCATGGAATAAAGCAAGCCGCCCCTGTGGGTCTTTACTCCATAGGGGCCCGGTTGCATAGGAGGAAAGATGCCGAATAGGCAAGCGCAGCTTGGCGATACTGTTCAGTATCGCGATGCTCGGGGTAAGACACACAACATTCAGGTCATTGGGACACAAGCGAATACGGGAGCAGCGCCTGCGGCCCCAGCGGTTGCGAATAGCGGTACCGGTGGGGTGCTAACAGCTGCTACGTACAGCTACAGGATTTCGGCTGTACGCTTTGGCGCTGAATCCCTTGCGTCGGCAGCTGGGACAACGGTGGTCGGTGCGGGTACTACGAACAAGTGCACGATCACGTTGCCGGGTGTAGCTGGGGTGCAGTACGCCATCTATGGCCGCGTTGGGGGTTCCGAACTCTTTATCGGTCTCAGTGCGCTGGGAGCTAGTTCCTTCGATGATACTGGCAGCGTTGTTACGCCGGCTGGAGCATTGCCTTCCACAGACGGTAGGGTAGGTGCGATCCAGTACCACCAGGAGCCGGAGATGCTCGGGATGCCTGGGCAGCCGACGTCGCCGCTACTGAAGGCAACCTCGGTAGCTTCCGTGAACGCCTACTTCAAGTACTAAGAGAAGGGAGACCATGTTGAGTAGCTGGGATGGTAGGCACCCGAGCGTCCAGCATTTCGAGGACTTGTTCATGTATGACCACCTGCCTGAAGGTCTTCTGCGTGACACTTCTATGGTGCTTAGTCAGGTAGCGGGCACGATGCTTACCGTGCTTGAGGATGGACCTGAGCTGAGCGCAGGTCTTCGCAAGCTGCTAGAGGCTAAGGACTGCTTTGTACGTCAGGCAGTCAAGGACCGGAAGAAAGCTGCAGGGTAATGGGAGTCTACACCGGCGGGAATACAGGAAGTGGGGATACGCACATGGCCAGCATGATTAGTGGTGGCAAGAACCAGCCGAGTAGGGGAATCAAGAAAGCTGCTAAGGCAGCACCAGCGAAGAAGGTGGCGAAGGTGGCAAAGAAGGCGGTAGCAGCTGAGTCGCCGGCCGTTGAGTCGGCTGAGGTCGGAACGCCTCGACAGAAGAAGGCGACAGCTGCCAGCAAGAAGGTACCGCGTAAGGTGGCTAAGGCAGCTGCCCCGACGGCTCGCGTAAGGCGACAAGCTACGCTGATGGCAACCAAGAACAACAGTAATGCCATTGGTGGGTACTAAGTGGCAGGTTATCTGCGAAGGCTAGCGAGTGCCACGTTCACGCGCGGTTCTTCGTTGACTGCTTCTTCAGGCAACGTTGCGGCTGCCGTAGCTACTGCTACACTTGCTGCCAATGCTACGAAGACAACGTACATTACGGGCTTTGAGATCACAGGTGCTGGTGCTACTGCAGGAGCAGCTGTTGTTGTTACCGTTACAGGTACTATTGGCGGTACAATGTCGTTCGTCTACACGGCTGCTACCGGAGCCGCAGTAGGCAACTTTCCCTTGATCGTCGACTTTCCAGAGCCGGTCCCAGGCTCTGCGATAAACACTGCGATCGTAGTCTCGTGTCCTTCCCTGGGCGCCGGCAATACGAACAACGCAGTAGTGGCTCACGGCTTCCAGCTGTAAGTCGAAAAGCATTCCTTATTATATAAGGGAGGGTGGGTTCAAATGTTCGACAGATATGCGAAGGCGATTGTAGGAGCGTTAGTAGCTGGAGCCGGAACGTGGGGAACCGCGGTCGCCGATGGGTCGATCACTGCGACTGAGTGGTCGGCCATTGTTGTGACCGTACTGTTGTCCCTCGGTGTGGTTTGGGCAGTCCCGAACACTGGTACTGTCGCATCGACAAAGCCAGCTGATGGCGCTAAGTAAGGCGAAGTACTTCGATCTGGTTGGGTACAAGCCACACCCCAAGCAGCAGCTCTTCCATGATTCCACTTCCCGCTTTCGGATTCCGTGCTGCGGTCGACGGTTCGGAAAAAGCAACATGGCCGGCCGCGACACGGGGGCGGAGCTGTTCCTGCCAAAGCGTCGCTACTGGATTGTCGGACCTACGTATGACCTGGCCGAGAAGGAGTTCCGAGTTATCTGGGACGACCTGATTATTGGTCAGAAACTTGGGTTAGACAAGCGCGTGAAGAAGTCGTATTCCAAGCGTGGCGGCGAAATGTGGATTGAGTTCCCCTGGCAGACGCGCATCGAGTGCCGATCAGCTGATCACCCTGAAGGCCTGGTTGGCGAGAAGCTACACGGCGTGATCATGTCGGAAGCTGCTAAGCACCGGAAGGATACCTGGGAGCGGTTTATCCGGCCAGCTCTTGGTGACGTGCGAGGCTGGGCTACGTTTCCGACGACACCTGAGGGCTTCAATTGGCTGTATGACCTCTGGTCGTTCGGCAGATCACCTGATCCGATGCTTAAGGACTACGCTGCTTGGCAATTTCCGAGCTGGGACAATCCCTACATCTACCCGAACGGATTCGACGACCCCGAGATCCAGCTGATCAAGCGGACTGTGCTACCTGCATTCTTCGACCAAGAGATCGCAGCTAAGTTCAACGCATTCGTCGGCAAAATCTACGACGAGTTCAGTGAAGTAACACACGTTAAAGGTCACACATACCGGCCCGAATGGCCAAACTACATGGCGTTCGACTGGGGATTCACGAACCCACTAGCGTGCATCGAGTTCCAAGTTGATCCTTGGGGGCGCATCTACATATGGCGGGAGCACTACAAAGCTGGGATGATGCTTTCCCAGCACATCCGGATGATCAAGGAGCGTCCGAATCCTGCTGGTTGGAAGATCGACCTAGCCTTCGGAGACGCTGCCAGTCCAGAGTCAGTGATGGAAGTTTCCACGACGCTTGCACCGTGCTATGCCGATCCTCGATCAAAGTCCGGCACGGCAAAGGTAACGCAGGATAGTCAGGGTCGTCATAGCTCTCAATCCGGATGGCGTGAAGGCGTAGAGCTAGTCAAAGGCTTTCTTCAGACACGTGAAGTAGGCGTACAGGATGAGTATGGAACTCCAATCCTCGAACCCTGGCTGTTCGTGGATCACTCCTGCGTCAATACGATCCGGGAATTTAACAATTACCGTGCCCCCGATATGGGCAAGGGAGATCGGAACCTTCGAGAAGATGCCCGACAGCATGACAACCATGCGCTGGATGCAATTCGGTATGCATTCATGCACATCTTCAAGCTCGGTGCAACAGCGAAGCTGAGCGACATCTACAACCTGGAAGACCTGCAGCGTGCTAGCGATTCCATCTTCGATACTACCGGCACGACGAGCTCGGGCTTCTTCCAGTCGGAACTACTTCGCTTTTAAGGAGAAGGTGTGACGCTATACATCTATGCCGCTACTGTACAGCGGGTGATTGACGGCGACACTGTGGTACTGGACGTCGATCTGGGTTTCAAGACCTGGCACCACGGACCCTTTAGGCTTGTCGGTATCAACGCTCGCGAGTTGCACTCACCTGGTGGGTTGGAGGCACGTGACAACCTCATGGCACTCTTACCGCCAGGCACATCTGTTGGTTTGTCTAGCGTCAAGCCGGACAAGTACGCGGAGCGCTACGACGCCAAGATTGTCATGCCTGATGGAAGTGACCTAGGCGAGCTGCTTGTGTCGACGTCTTGGGCAGCGGTTTGGGACGGACGCGGATCGCCCACGATTCCACCGTGGCCACGGGTTGCTGCTAGCTGAACAGGCGATTACACGGATCTTGCGATTTAGGTTGATCCGTTATATCATGACTTAACGGTTCAGAGGGGGTGAGTGGTGACAACCAAGTACGACATTACTATTCAGCAAGGAGCTTCCTTCCAACGTACTATCGCAGCCCTTAACCGGGACAGGACGGTTAAGAGCCTAGTTGGATACTCAGCTAGGATGCAGATTAGGCCGACAGTTGGTTCTGCGACTATCCTGCTGGATGCCAACACTGCTAACGGTATGCTTACCGTTAATGGGATAGCTGGCACGGTTTCGATTGACGTTGGAGCTGACATCACTACTCCCATGACCTGGACTACAGGGGTCTGGGACATAGAGGCGTATCTGGGCAACACTGTAATCAGACTTGCGGAGGGATTCGCTTCCCTTAGTCAGGAGGTAACACGCTAATGCCTGTTCAGCTTCCCCCGAACTCGACGGGTGCTGTCATCGAGACTCGTACAGTCAGTAGCAAGGAACGCCAAGTGTTTGCGCTGGGCGAGCCTCCTCGTCCAGCACCAACACGTGCAAGTGGCGGTCAGCTCCTCTACGTCGAAGACTTCTGTGCCGTTCAGCCAGGCTTGTGGAATGACGGTGTAGGCTGGTGTGGTATCGACACAGACATCATATTCAATGGCAAGCCAACGCTTCGGCTTGATACTGGTGGCAACTCCAACGGTGGTCCGGCAAACCCTAACCGGACGGCAATCACATCCGGCGTGGTAACGAAGCGCCGCATCCATGATGGCTACCGTCATAAGTTCGGTATGGAGTTCTGGTTCCGATTTACCTCGTTGAACCTTACGACCAACACGATGTTCTCCGCGTCGATCTACAACCGCAACGGTACACAGGCACATCACGGTCGGGTGTGGCTTGATCCGAATGGTAATAACGTACCCATGCACGCTCGTATCCTCGACGGTGCTGCGACCTTTGCATTGTCCGGAACGAACGGTGCAAGTGCTGCAGTGTACACCGACGTAGTAACATCAGTCAATCAGAATGGCGCGGGCACTCACACCTACGACGTTCCGTCCGGTCGGCTGGACCGAGCAGGTGGTTGGCACTGGTGCAAGCTGGTCGTCGACTTTGTGGCTGCAAAGTACGTATCAATCCAGCTGGATGGCGAGACAGCAGTAGACTTGTCCGCCTACAACCTGGATGTCACCGACACTACTGGCTTCGCAGGCATGCACCATAGCTTCGAGTTCAGTGCCTCCACATCAACTCGACGGTACGTCAACATCGCCAACATCATCGGAACGGTGGAAGACTAATGGCAATCAAGCTAACCATCCCGATGTGGACGTTGTCTACCGATAACGAGCAGTCCCTCGGTGCAGGACGTACGGTTGTCACAGCTACGACCACAGTGAGTCGTGAGTACCCGGAGTTTAGCCGCTTCGCCAAAGCCATCTTCATCCTGGATGTGTCGGCTGCTACTGGAACGTCCCCCACTCTCGATGTTACTGTCCAAGGCTTCAACGAGGCATCTGGAAAGTGGCACACAGTAGTTACTTTCCCACAGCAGGTCGCTGCGTCTGCAGCTAGCCCACTCGCTGCGAACTCGGTTCTAGTTCAGTCGGCAAACTTGGACTACACCCGATACCGCGCTCAATGGGTAACTGGTGGTACTGGTATTTCCATCACGTTCACGCTTGTCGCAATTGCACACACAGAAGAGGCTGTGACTCGATGATCATCGCATCGTTTTGGCTAAACGGATGGTAATCGCCGCTGCATTCTGGCTTGCTGGTTGGGGACCTGCTCTCCAACCGGCTATTGTTTGGCACGATGAACAAGTCGTTGGGTACATCGATCCAGACATCATCTACTGGTACACCGAACCGATACTCACCGTAGTTATTTAATTCGCCAATCGACTATTTCGCCCTGTGGGAGGTTGAACAGCATGAGCGCGGTTGATCCGGGTAGCGCGGCACTCTCACAGTACCGCGAGATTTCGATTCAGGAACTAATAGAGCAGTACGAAGTTGTGAAGGTTGATGAAGGTAACCGCAACCTCGGTACGTCGCCCTTCATCGTTGTGTCCGAGAGCGGTGGCATCAAGCTTGCAGGTACTCCGAACATAGATGCACAGTTCGGGATACAGGAGCTCGGTTATACTTCCATGAGCCCTTGGACTGCATGGACTCGAGAAGAGCTCATTCCCGAGCTACGAAACAAGCAAGGCATTCGCAAGTTCTACGACATGAAGCGTAACGATGGTGCTGTACGTGGCTCGCTTCGTTTGCTGAAGACTCCAATCCAGGCTGCTCACTGGTTTGTAGAGCCGGCAAGCGACAGCGCTCTAGACAAGAATATCGCAGACTTTGTCAAGGCGTGTTTGTTCGACAAGCTAAACGTCAACTGGTCACAGGTACTCGACGACGTACTACTGATATTCGAATACGGTTACATGGTCTTCGAGAAGGTGTACGACATTGATCGGGATGGTAAGGTCGTCCTGAAGAAGCTCGGTCCACGACACCCTCTCGACATCCAGGAATGGATATTCGACGATCATGGTGGTCCTGCAGGTATTGTTATGGAGCCGTTTGTCCCGTACGGTAACCAGTACATCACTGGCAATAATAGTCCCTATGCCACTACCGATCAGTTCGGTGCTGTTATGGCACTCGGACAATTCATTCCGATCAACAAGCTGGTAATCTTCTCTCTCGAAGCTGAAGCTGGTGACCTTCGTGGCATCTCTGTTCTTCGGTCCGCGTACAAGCACTGGTACTACAAAGACACGCTCTATAAGATCGACGCTATACAGAAAGAACGGCACGGTATTGGGGTACCTATCATCAAGCTTCCGCCTGGGTTTAGTCCTGCGGACAAGAAGCTCGCCGACGAGCTTGGTCGTAACCTACGCACCAACGATCGTGCTCACATCGTTGTGCCTGCGAACTGGGAGATCATGTTTGCGGTACTTGGTGGCAATCCGGTTTCGGCCATTGAGTCAATCAACCACCACAACGACCAGATACTTCTAAACATCCTTGCACCCTTCATCACAGATGCACGAGTGCGTGACGTAGCTGCCGACATGTTTCTCAAGTCGACTAGGTACCTAGCTGACGCAGTCGCCTCGATCTTCAATAAGCACATCATCGAACAACTGGTTGATCTGAACTTTGCAAGGGGCAAGTACCCAAAGCTTCGTGCACGTCGTATTGGTGAGTGGGACGATCTTCGTACGCTCAGCTTTGCCGTTCGTAACTTCGTTGGTGCTGGTCTGATAACGCCTGACGATGTACTCGAAGCATCGCTACGTGAAGAGACCGACCTTCCGAAGATGGATAAGGCTACTCAACGTATTCCTGTTACGCCTCAAGTACCGGGTGGAGGTGCTCCAGGCGACGGTGGAGACGCAAATGCTCCTAGTGCACCTAAGCCGCCAAAAGCAGGACCTCCTAGGCAAGGACCCCCTTCTACCGGTGGCTCAGGCGCTCCTACTAAAGGAAGGGATGCCTCAGGGGGTTAATATATTGAGATATAGTGAATTGTTGGCCCGTAAGCTTTGAAGATGATATAATCAGGTGAGGAGGTACCGCTAGAATGGATAAGCACTTCGGTTGGTGGGTTGACTTAGAGAAAGTCACCCTGAGTGATACTACCGCGGGTGCGTCCAGCTGGGTCCACGCCCTACCACTCGGTAAGTATCAGCACCCGCTTCACGGTGAACTGAACTTCGACATCGCCAAGCTTACGGCTCTGGCATCGAGTGTGAAGACGAAGGCACGTGGTATAGACCCTGACATCGACTACGACCACAAGGCGGACCCTGCTAAGGGCAACCAAGCGGCGGGGTGGGTGAAGGACGCTGAAGTTCGTACTGATGGTTTGTACCTCAGTGTGGACTGGACGAAAGACGCAGCATCGGACATCAAGGAGAAGAAGTACCGTTACTTCTCCGCCGAGTTCGTAGACGAATGGAAAGACCCTCAGGGCGCAAGTCACAAGGATGTTCTCTTTGGCGGAGGTCTTACCAACCGACCGTACATGAAGAACCTCTTGCCAGTGAACCTGTCGGACCTCATCATCTCAGAACCACCCCGAAACCAACCACCCACGGAGGCAGAAGTGGATCTGAAGAAGCTCGCAGAGCTTCTTGGTCTGCCCGCGACTTCGACCGAAGAGCAGGTACTCGCCAAGCTGGGTGAGATGGCCTCGGGCGTCGTCAAGTTGACGGAAGACAACAAGAAGCTCGCCGACGAGATCGAGAAGCTCAAGAAGGACCCGACGGAGGGTCTGGACCCGGAGCTCATGCGGCTGGTCGAAGCAAGTCCCGCGTTCTCCAAGATGTTCGCGGACATGCAGGAGAAGGACAAGAAGCTCACCGAGATGCAGACCGCTATGCGGCTGACCGAGGTGAACTCCCAGCTCGGCGAATTGCAGCGCGGGAAGATGTTCGCTCTGGCTCCCGTCGTCAAGGAAGACGTTCGGAACATCCTGCTCAAGTCGACTTCTGAGGCCGGTGAGCAGCTGTTCAAGTTCCTCGCGAAGGTCATGGACGGTACGGCGATGGTCGACCTGTCCGAGCGCGGTCATGCAGGTCGTCGACTCGACGAGGCGGACATCACCAAGCGGTTCAACGACATGGTCACGCAGCACATGCAGACCAAGAAGTCGAACTACGGCGAAGCCGTTGAAGCCATCGCGCGTGAGAACCCGCAGATGTTCAACGACTACCGCGAAGCGTCCTACCAGTTCAAGGCATAAGGGGAGGTGAACTAGAATGGCTGGATCAAACTACGTACTCGACAAGGGCTTCGATGTCCTGTCGACCTACAACTCCTCGGCCACAACGGGTGTAACGGCTTACCGTTGTGTAGCAGTGAATAGCACGACCGGTAAGATCGACCTGAATGCCACCTCTACTGTAATGAGCATCGGTGTCGTTCAGGAGAACGTCGACGCGACGAAGGTCGTGCAGGGCAAGGCCGTAGTCGATGTTCGACTGCTAGGCATTACCAAGGTTCGTGTGTCAGACACCCCTGGTACAATCGTCCTCGGGTCGAGAGTAGCGGCTAGCGGTACTTCGACGAACTCCGGCGGCGTGAAGTTGGCCGTCACAACCAATGCGGTCCTCGGCATCGTGGTTGGTCCCGTGCCAATCGGTACACCTGCCGCTGGCGACCTCATCGATGTGCTGTTGACGCCTGGTGCCGTCGCAGTCCTAACGTAATCTGAAGGGAGTGAAATAACCAATGCCCGTTTACAACCCGACAGGTTCCGTTAACGTCCACATTGATCAGATCCTGACCCAGATCAGTGTCGGATGGCCCAACAACGGACTCGTAGGTGAGCAGCTCTTTCCTACCGTCAACGTTCAGAAGCAGTCGGACAAGTACTACGTCTTCGGCCGTGAAGGTTGGAGCGTTCAGAACGATGTGCGTGCTCCGGGCGCCGAGGCGAACGAGATTCCTGGTCTCACGCTGTCGACTGACACGTACTATGCACAGGAGCACTCGCTTCAGATTCCGGTAACGGATGAAGAGCGTTGGAACGCTGATAGTCCTCTGGCGCCGGACCGTGATGGTGCTGAGCTCGTGACCTCCAAGATCTGGTTGGGTCGCGAGAAGGCGATGCAGCTGTTGGCGACCACCGCTGCGAACTACGCATCGACTAACACCATCACGCTCTCCGGCACGAGTCAGTTCAACGACTACATCAACTCGGACCCGATCTCGG